TTGCTGTTATTTTGCACCCATGAGATGTTTTTTCATATGTGCGCCACAGGTTGCCGCTGCCGTACCATCGATCTGCCCAGTAGGTCGTTACAAGCGCATTATTAAAGGTATCCCCACGCTGCCAGATGGAAAAATCGCTGTTATCCAGCAGATTAGCCTTGCGGATATTGTTCATCCATTCCGTCAGGGAAGGAATGGTATACCCGTCATCCACCACGCCTTCACCCTGGGTGACAGCCACACAGCCTTCATACAGAAGCACCGTATGAAGCACTTCGCCCACCTGAACCTTCATGGCAAAGGAGAAGCGCCCAGGCGTAACATAGCAGTGTTCGTTCAGCACCACATAAGCCGTATTGCCAGTCACACCACCTGTCAGCTTGACAGTAATGTCACCAGGCCTGATGAAATAGCCGTATACCGCAGCCCCAGTCAGGGAAACGGCTTGACCGCCCCTTGTCAGTTCCACTTCAAACCTGTGCGCCTGATTGTCAGAACCGCCCAGAACATCCGACAGGATTTGCTTTTTGATAGGTTCATCCAGATTGACTGTTTTTTTAATGATCGTTTCTACAGCCATTAGTTATCACCTGCCTTTTTCAATGTCATAATCACAATGTCAGGTTCTACACGCTGAATGCCGATCAGCACGGAATACCCTTCAAAGGTCTTGTTTCCCTGGTCTGCATCTTCACGCTTGAGCCATTCAAGGCCGTCAAACTCCGCTGCGATTTCAGGCAACGCACGGGCATCAGCCATCTGCATGAACACGTTGCCGCTTGTCGATACTGTGTCTATCCAGTCCACAGTGTATGTGTATCCAAGGCTTGTTTTAAGCTGCATGTTTCATCCCTCCATTACGATACTGGCACAACCATGGTTGCTGCATTGCCGTCTGCATCTGTATATTTGATAGTGCGCAATCTCAGCGATGCACCACCGAGCGAAAGGTTAGTGCAGCTTACAGTATGAGCAGACAGCGAACTTGTAATGATGCTTGTAGAAATGCTGTTTCTGATGCTTGCCGTTTCGGCGTACAACTGACTGGCGGTAACATAACCGACCAGATTGATTTTCCCCGCATCAATCGTTATGGCTTCCGGCGTAACATTGATCGCGGCAATAACACCATCTCTGTCAACCTTGATGCTCACTTCATACTGCGTTTCCTTGATGTGACTGCTGTTCCGGCTGCTTCGCTTTGTATTGGAAGCCACACTTCCAGCCATTGTTTCTTTGGGCTTGCCGAATGTGTATTCCGTCTTTTCAGGTTCCTGCAAATCCACATCCAGCGCAGAACAAACAAGATCCCTGTCGATGCCGTGCGGTCTGGACAGAACATGCGCTGTAACGCCAAGATCAATGCTGTCTGTGTTCACATTGCACAGGTGCATATCAACGGCCTTGACAGTCAGTGTGTCCAGCGTTGCGGCGTTATTCAGCTTTTCCTGTCCAAGTTCAAGCAGCTTCGCAGGATCGGTCACGTTGTGCCATACATAACGCTTGACAATCCTGCCATATCGTGCAATGGCTTCTGCATTTTCGATGTAGTCAAGCCCATTGTTGACTTTTTCAATGGTAAGCGTTTCGTTGCTGTCTTCAATGTCACTGAGCGGCACAAGCACAGTGAAAAGATCCTGGGCATTGATGTGGTTTTCAATATCCAGCAGGTTCACGCCAAATTCAATCTTCTGATTGCTTGTTTCGTTGTAGGCATCCAGATAATCCAGATAGCGCACGCCATTTTCATAGCGTACACGCAAATAGCCGTCATATCTGTCAATCAGGAACGACCAGATTTCAGACAGCGTATCCCTGTAATCAGTGCTTTCTGTGTCGAATGTGTCTTCGTCCGTGACAGCCGATACAATGCCAACGGTAAACTGCTTGTCTGCATCAACCTGTGCATTGTGCTGGTCAATCATCAGACGCAGGAATTCTTCAGCCGTTCCTTTAAACTTATACGGTCGCAGAAGGCTATCAAGCAGGAAGGACAATTCACCTTCACAGACAACTGCTGTCTGATTGTACAGGTCTGTTTTTTCTTCCAGTACACGACCTCGGAAAATTTCTTTTCCGTCCCATTCTGCTGTGATGACGCTTTTTAATTTCTGGATCTTGCCATGCATGGCGTTATCAGGCGGCAGAATGAAGGTCAGTGTGTCGGCCTTGTTAAACGCACGCTTCAGGTGTGGAGATATGACCTGATAAGCCGCATCAGAAAGGGCAGGTGAATAAAACACCTGCCCGTTTGCTTTGATTTGATACATTACAGCACCTTCTTTCCAGCGATGAATCGTGCTGTTTTATAGGGTTCTACTTCTGCTGTGATAACAACTTCCGCTGCGTATTGCCAAGGCTTCCATTCGCTGATCTGCGCACGGCCTGTGTAGGCATATTCAATATCATCATCCAGGATGATTTCAATTGTCTTTCCGTGCAGGTGGTTCAGAATGTCAGTGTATACTGTTTCCCATTTGTCACGATCACAGCGCAAAGTAAAATGGCATGTTATTTTTCTCTGCTTGTAATGCACTTTTCCTGTCAATGTTTCCGTCAGATCAATGACAGCATCGGTGCCGGGAATCTCCACAACCTTTGTTTTCGGTTCGGGAGGGCTGACAAGGGGAAAGCCCTTCAGCAGCAAGCCCCAGTCCCACCAGGAATGCTTGCCGTCAAACATTACGCCACGCATCAGCTAAGCCCCCTTCCGTACAGTGCGCCTATTGCACCAAGCCCAATGTTAACATGCGGCAGGATTTGTCCAACCAGTGCGCCAGTATTCAACCGCACATCGCCTGTTGTGACATTGACGGCGATAGTGGCATCCGCAAACCCTGCCGCAACAGCGCCGGGAATACTTTCGACTGCGCTTTGGATTGCCGCCACTACGGCTTCTGTGTTTTGTCCGTTGCTTGCAGGTGTCCAGCCTGCTGGCGTGGGTGGCCCGAAAACTTCTGGAATAGTTAAAGCATTATAACCGTCTTTCAGCAAGTTGTTATATTTTTCTTCAACCCATGTTGTTGCCCCCGAAACAGCATCAATATCCAATTCGCCATTTTCATCAGCGTGATACTTGTAAGCTGCACCGCCTTCTGAATCTTCTTTGATTGTATAACCAGCTTCGCCAAACAGAGATAGACCAAGCACAGGATGACCAGTAAGAAATGCTACCGTACCACCAAGCGTCTGTAAACCAACCAGTGTGTTTGAATCCATTGTTACCAATGTTTGAAACGCACCAATCATCAGATCAAGGCCACCAGTAACCAATTCGCCGCAAGCTGTAGCAAGTTCCTGAATGCTTGTTTTATTTGTTTCAATCCATGAATTAAATTCAGTAAGGCTTTCTGTTAATTCAGGAATAATCGTTGTCTTTGTTTCATCGAAAAAAGGTTCAAACAATGAACCCATTGTCATTTGGAAATCATCTGACAGACGTGCCATCAATCCAAGGTATGTTGTGGATTGATTTTCCATTGCATTAAAAAACAAGCCGCCTTCTGAAGTGGCTTGTTTCAATACATCGGTTACAACATCTGATGTTATTAGGCCTTCTTCGGACATTTTTCTGACTTCGCCAACGGCAACACCAATATGATCAGCAAGCAGTCCCCACAAGGGAACACCAGCATTAACAAACTGATTTGCATCCTGTGCCATGAGTTTACCAGCACCAAGCATCTGGCTGTATGCAAGCACAATTCTATCCAATCGGCTTTGATCGCCAATTGATAAATCACCCAGCATTTGAAGCGTATCTACAACATCTTCTGCTGCAACCTGGTATCCCATTAGAGTTTCTGCGTTGGATGCAAGGCCAACCATTTCCATGGGCGTTACTGCCGCCAGCACACGCAATTCTTCAACAAGTGCTGCTGCCGCTTCTGTGTTCCCGCCCATCAACGTTGAAAAACTCGTTTGATACCTTTCCATGTTTGAGTTGAAGTCAAAACCAGTTTTAAACATGGTTTTTCCAACTTCCAAAGCTTTATGCGTAAGGTTTGTCCACATGTTGCCCAGCCAAATTGATGCTGAACCTATCTTGCTATTGGCTCCTAAGTTGGAACTTGTTTTGTTCGCATCCTCGCCTGTACCGTCAAGTGCTTCAGATAACCCTTGCGCTTTTTTTGTAATATTATCAATCTCTTTTTCCGAATCACCCGATTCAATAGCAATGCGTCCAAATAGAGTAAAGAGATCCACGGTCTATCACCCCGCTTTTTTGTTAACTTGACAATCTTTTGAATGTGTGCTATAGCATTCGTATATTGGTGCTGCGTAGGAGGTTGCTTCATGAATACACATCTTCGCATCATTGCGCTTGTGCTTGCCTTATTGCTGTCTGTTTCGCCTTTGGTAACAGCAGAAGGAAACAAGGAAATAACAATTGATCAGCTTCCGTTCTTGGACAGGCTACTAACTGTTGAAGAAATGCAGTTTGTGATTGAAAGCATATTTGAATCCATATCAGATTCAGTGCAAGAAGAAGGAATACAGTTCTGGTATTCTGTCATCTACAATGAAAAGTTGGATCTTTTCTTTGTAGAATTTGCAATAGACGGCTGGGCAGAGAAAATATACAACGCAATCAATGCAGGTTACGATGAAACCTATGAACCATGGGTTTACATGAAAGAAAGAATCCTGATGTTGTATGGCATGCTGACAGTGTTTTTTGGCATGTGTGAAAATGAAAACCTAACATTGATATTGCAGTTCCAGAATGATTTGCAGATGATTCATGACGATTGGAGCATCCCCGGCTTTTATGAAATGTATGAAATAGGCCGAAACGGTGTTGTCATTGGCGATATAATGCGTGACGCAAAAACGCCAATCCCAACCCGCCGCCCTGCAAACCTTCCAACGCACGCTCCTATTCAGCATTCAAAAAATAGTGTTGCTTCCTTGAATCAAGACGATACAAAAGACCTTGTTGTGGCTTATCTCGAAAGCAATGGTGTCAAGATCAAACGCCGCCTTTTCGTTCCGCTTGTAGAAAAGGATGAAGGCTCTTACGGTGGAATGGAACGCTGGCACATTACACTGTCAAATGGCGAACAGCTTTTTGCATGGACGAAAGACGGAAAGATAACGTATGTTTATGACGGTGTT